TAGATCTCCCATGCGTAGACAAGCATGGCAACAAGATTACCAGTGTCAATCTAGCCCAATACATGGATATACGCAAGCTATTGCGTGACGAACTACCTAGCAACAAAGTGGCCGTCCCTAACATTACAGCTTTTGTTATACAACGATATGGCCAGGCTGATTCCAAGCAAACCAATGAATCAGATCCGATAGAGATTACACCTATCAGTGGTCGTGGCAAGAGTGATGCATAGAATAGGGGCAGGGTATGGACATTGTGTTGCCTTCTGTGTGGACATAGTATAGTAAGGTGCCCATACGAAATAGACCGAGAACTAGCTACGATTTAGGTTTACAGTAAACATGTTACTATAAACAATAGAAGAAACGTTCCTAGAACTAGGAGGGAAAATGGATTTCTGTGCTTATTTTCGCAAGATAGCTGAAGATCCGAGCCAGCATGCACCTCCAATCACTGTATCAGATTTTTTAAAAGCTAGGCAACACATCCTGGTCTGCGAGTCCTGCAGCCAATTGGTGGATGCTGTTCTGGAAAAGGCCCCAGAGGACTCAGGCCCCAAGATTGGATTAAATTAGGGGGTTTTATGTACGCTTTTTTCTACCGGCTTTTAATGAGAGTTGCTCATAAATATAATTGTCATTATGCCCCTCCAATCTATCCAGAAGGGGATACACAACTTTGGTGTCAATGGTGTGGCTTTAGAGAAACCATTAAACTAGGTCCTAAAAAAGATCCAAATTTTGTACCAATAGCTTGCAAGGAGAATAAATAGTGCCAAAACGATTTAGTGAGGATAACAAGTCAGTACGGGTCAAAGACCAAGGATTTGCCTTTAACGAGTTCCGTGAAGAACAGAAAAAGAAAGCTTCCGAACAGATGGTTCGCAGCGTGATGGGTGCGGTTAACTCCGACCCTAAGGCGGAGGCTAAGGCTAAAAATCGGGCCAAGGCTAAAAAGGCCACAAAGAAGTAATTTCGGCCAGGGGGGGTCTAAAATGGGTCTTAATGTCAATACGTCAGACAGTGAGTTTTTAAATCAACCAGAGTCCTCTAAGGACGAGGTTTGCAAGAAAGGCAGCTGTGAGTGCAACCCAGAGAAGCCTAAAGGGGTGTATCGGGGCGATGCCAGGGGTAAGAAAGAAGATGGGTATGTTGTAATATATAAAGGACAAAAGATTAGGAAATGGGTAGATGCAGACGGGAAGTGGCAGGAAGAGATTTTAAAATAATTTAAGGAGAATTAAAAATGGCAAGACAGCTTAGACCAGTAAATATCACACATACTCTAGGACTCACTGGGGTTGAAAACTCTCTAGTCCTTCCTAATAACATTGAAGACTTCAAGATTAGGCTTCGGGACACAACCAAGGTTGCTAAGATTGCCTGGGTTGCCACTGAATCTGCCACTAACTTCTTCACTCTTGATTCCTTGCATCCAGCTCTTGAACTCGAAGATGTGGATATGTCAAACGTGACACTGTATGCTCAGGGTACTACTGATAGCGTTGTTCTAGAGATAATGATACTGGGGTAATATGGATACACTTTGTCCAGCATGTAATAATTTAATGATAGTGGTGCATTGCTCAGAAGGTGATTATGCCCACTGTCCTGATTGTAAAGAAACAGATATTGTAGCCGAATAAAAGAGTGGGATAGATTTTTAATCACCCAACACACAATACATATGGCTACTTTTTCAGGGGAACGCAAGGGTAAACCATATAATCGTGATACCCCCTGGTTCCACGAGGGCATTGGGAGTGGGCCTATAATCACTCCCACATTTTGTCGCCCTTTTAGCTCATCTGGTAGAGCAACAGTTTTGTAAACTGAAGAGGAGGGTTCGAGTCCTTCATGGGGCTAGATTTTAAAGGGGGGGTATGTGAACTTTACGCTACATAAGCATCAAGATAGAATCATAGCGTCTAAAAAACGATTCATATTAGCCCTATCAGGGGTACAAGGTGGTAAAACGGTTGTAGGGGCTATATGGCTTTTGTCTCAGATACACGAAGCATACATGAAGAAAGAACGTGGAGACTGGCTGATTGCAGCACCTACGGAAAAGATTCTACAACAGTCCACTCTGATAAAATTTAAAGACTTCATTCCTGCAGATTGGGGAGTATGGAGAGAACAGAAGAAGTGTTTTGAGTTAGCGTGGGGCGATAGAATATTTGTTCGCAGTACAGAGAACCCAGAGCACTTAGAAGGTATGACGATCAAAGGAGCCTGGCTGGATGAAGCTGGGCAAATGAAAAGTCAAGTTTGGACTTTCATTCAAGCTCGTGTTGCTATTCATCAGGGTAGAGTATTGATGACAACTACACCTTATGCAATGAATTGGCTGTATAGAGAAGTAATGAAACGGGCTAAAGATGGAGATCCTAACTATGACATGGTTACATGGAAGTCTATTGATAATCCAGCGTATCCTCAGGAAGACTATGAACGTGCTAAGCGAGAGCTTCCTAGAGCTATCTTTGAACGTCGCTATTTGGGTTTGTTCACTCGTCTTGAGGGATTAGTTTATCCTGATTTTGACATAGAGACACACGTAGTAGAACCATTTGAGATTCCTAAGGATTGGATCTACTTTGCTGGTATGGACTTTGGGCACACTAATCCAACTTGCATACTACCAATTGTTAAAGACAAGAATAATAATGTATATTACGTAGTTGATGAGTTCTACGAACGAGAAGCTTCTTTACAGAAGATTTCAGCGTGGATGAATAAGTACCCTCTTTCAAAGGTTTTTGCTGATCGACAGTCAGCTCACTTGATTGCAGAGTTACAACAGCAGCATGGCTGTAAGAGTCTATCACCATGTGATAATTCGATAGACGTAGGAATTGAACGAATCGGACTACTGCTAAGAGAAAAAAGGTTAAAATTTTTTAGAAAAAGATGCGTGAATACTGTGGATGAATTAGAGTCATATCACTATCCACCACCGAGTCAAGACAAAGAAGTAAAAGATAAACCAGTACCATTTAACAACCATGCTATGGATGCTTTACGATATGCTTTTTCAAAGCCACTGCCTAGAGAACCTGGGATTATACGACAGCAGAGGATAAGACACAGTACTAGACTACCAAGACCAAATAGCTTTACTGGATACTAAGGAGATAATGATGCAATCGGATAATGAATATACTAAAGAAGATGATAAGAATTTGGACAAAGCCATTGCACCTACCCAAACTCCTGCTACTTCTTCATTAACAAAACCAATTGATCTAGGTAAAGGATCGGAAGAAGAGATATTTGAGAAGTCAAAGAAAGTAGTTAGTAAAATGGTTAATATGTTTGAGAAGTGGGATGCATGGAGAAAACCATTAGAAGATAGATGGAATCAAATCTATAGACTATATTTCAATGATGACAATGAAGTAAAGACTACTACCAGATCTCGAATCTTTGTCCCAATGGTTTTTAAATTAGTTGAAGCTGCCCTCCCTTTAATAGTAAATACCATATTCTCTTCTGATAGCATCTTTGAAGTAATGCCAGTCAACCCTGCCGATCAACCTATTGCAGACGTTATTCAAATCCTTTTAGACTTCCAGCTTACTGAGGCTAGTTTCTACATTAAGTTTCTAGACTTCACAAAGCAGCTAATCCTTTATGGTACATCTTATTTTAAAGTGTACTGGAAGGTTAAGAGACAATGGGTATGGGAACGAACACCGATAAGACAGCCAGTTAGCTTCTTTGGTATTCCAATGGGCGAGAAAATCGTAGGATGGGAAGAAACAAAGTCTTACAAGATAGTAGATCGTAGGCCAGAAGTTGATGTATTAGACATTCTTGATGTATTCCCTGATCCAGATGCCACAAATGTTGCTGATGGTGCTGGAGTCTTTGTTAGAACGTTTATGAGTCAAGATGATTTGAGAGAGATGGGTGCTGGACCTCACCCAATCTATGCTAATACGGACGACGACGGCATTAAATCTGGTGCTCCAGATGGCCAGTATTCGGTCTCTAGACAGTATAGAAATACAACTAGAGGAGTCAGTGCAAACGTAGGAAAGACAAAAGGCGTTGAGATCCTAGAGTTCTGGGGTAAGTATGATGTTGATGGAGACGGCATTAGAGAAGAAGCTTATATCGTTGTAGCTAATAGAAAGGTATTACTAAAAGCTACAGGTAATCCATTCCATCACCAGAAAAGGCCACTAATTAAATCAAACTTGTTTAGAGTTCCTTTAGAGTGGTATGGCATAGGCGTAGTAGAACCAGTAATAAGTCAACAGCATGAATTAAATACTTTACGTATACAACGATTAGACAATATTAACCAAGTTCTTAATGCAATGTGGAAGGTTAAAGATACAGCTGATATTGATTTAAATTCCCTTATAACCTCTCCTAGTGGCATTATAATCACTAGTGAGATGGACGGTTTAGAAGCATTAAGACCAAATGATGTTACAGGCTCAGCTTTTGCAGAAGCCTCAATACTTGAGTCAGAAATGGAAGCAGTTACAGTTACTCAGGCTGCACAAGGTAACCCAGCTTCAGGTA